AGTTTATACCTGATGCTGACACTAAGGCTAAGTTAGCCCATGAAGTCGCTACGATGGCTGAGGAACACGCTCAGGAGCTTGCTAAGGCTCAACTTGAGGTAAACAAGGTTGAAGCAGCACACAAGTCACTATTTGTGGCAGGATGGAGACCAGCGGTGGGCTGGGTATGTGTCTTAGGTATGTTTGGAAACTTTATTACCATCCCGTTTAGTAACTTTGTTTTGGCTTTGTTTGGTATAGACATAGTGATACCTCTGGTACCTCTGGAAACTATGATGCCAGTGTTGATGGGTATGTTAGGTCTGGGCGCAATGAGAACTTACGAGAAGAAATCTGGAGTGTCTAAGTAATGGCTACGTACAGTTTTCAAAATTTAGTAGACAGATATAATAACTCACCAGCAGCTCAAGACTTTGGTGTGTTTGCAACGTATGATCCAGAAACTAATACTTTTATTGAAGACTTAAGTTCTTTTGGTTTTACCGGAGACGCTGCGACTAAAACATACACACCTGACGAGTTTATGGGGCGACTGGGGATTGAGGAAGGTACATTTGAGCCAAGTACGTCCGTAAGCCCTTACGAAGACGGTTCGGCAGCTAGTTCTTTTTATGGAAGTTTTCCAGACACTACAGAAGAAAGAGAACCTTTAGGTTGGTGGGACGTAGAAGACCCTAAAGCTTATTTTGGTATCAAGGGTGAACGTACTGATGAGCAAAAAGATCTTGTCAGTAGGTTTAGACAAGAATGGGGTAATGTAAGAGGCGGTGCTGTACTAAACGGTTTAATTGACGGTACTTATACAGCAGATCAAGTTGAAGACTACTGGGGTGCTGAAAACTTTAACTCTTTAATTAAAGCCGAAAGCTATCAAATAGAAGAGTTTACAGGGTCTGCTGATGAGTTTGGTGCTTATCTTGCTTCTCAGTGGGACAACATTTCAGAGTTCTTGGGCGGTACTGCTACAGGCCCAGACGGTACTTTAGGATCTATCTCTGCTGACCCTATGCAGGGCATGGGTGGGCCTAAAGGCGCAGAAAGAGGTGTTAGTGTTACTGCTGACAGAATAACACAGCAAGAATACGTAAACGCTATTAGAGCTGCTGCGGAACAAGCTGGGATACCTATAGGTGTCTCATCTCCAGACGGGGCACAGTACGAACTTAACTACGGACAGTTTGACGATGTAGCTTTAGGTGAGTACAAGCAGACGGAAGAGCCTTACGATACTTTAGACATTGCAGGTCAGTTATTTAGTCAAGCTATTAAAGTAGTTTTAACAGCAGGAATAGGGTCTGCTTTGGGCAGCACTTTAGCAGCTTTAGGAGGCATACAGACAGCCGAAAGTGTTTATAATTCAGCTAATAATATTTTATCTTTTACAAGTACAGCAGATACGGTTGAAAACACTGTAAGTGGTTTAAACAGTATTTTAGATCTTATTGGTTTATATCAAGATGTTAGGAATGTTTCAAACGCTGTTGAAAACCTCGAGGAGCGTATACAGGACTTTAAAGACACTGTTGATCCTGAAAGTATAGTACCTGAAGCTGTTGATACAACTAAAGACGAAGAAGAAGAAGTCTCCTTAGATGCTGACGACGGCTTACTTAATGGAGATGACTTTGACGATTTTGACGATGACGGTGGGGAAGAAAGAGAAGGCTATATTTTTATAGACTCGAATCAAGAAGCTGACTTTAACTTAGGTAAAGACGTAGTTTTAGACGACGGTACTGTCATAAATAATCAAACTCATGAATCCACAGGCATTGTAGGTTTTGCTGGTGGGATTCTTGTAACGCCTACAGAAGTAATCGTAGAAGACGACGCAGGAGGCGGCGCTGGTGCTGGAGCAGGAGGTGGAGGTTCTGTTGATGCAGGAGCTGATGCAGGAGCTGATTCTGGAGCTGATGCTGGGGCTGATGCAGGAGCTGATGCTGGAGCTGATGCTGGAGCTGATGCAGGAGCTGATGCAGGAGCTGATGCAGGAGCTGATTCTGGAGCTGATGCAGGAGCTGATGCTGGGGCTGATGCTGGGGCTGATGCTGGAGACGGTGGCGATCAAACAGCAGGTTTAGGGACCAACATTGGTGATACCATTACGGACAATAGAGGTATTATCTGGAGAAACGTAGGAAGTAATCCTATGAATCCAGACGTTGTTATATGGACTGCCGTAAACCCAGATCAAGTTTTAATTGACGACTTTGAACTAACAACTGGTCAAACGTTTGAAGAAGGCAGTAACCTCAATGTTTCCGTAGGCACTGGTGAAGACCCGACTACTGTGATAAACTCTGGTAACGAACGTCTAGGGCCGGTTACTTCGGGAGAATCATCCGGTGAAAGTGCTTCAGAAAACAACGATGGCATTTCTATAACCATACCTATAGGAAACGGAAAAACTCCAGAAAGCACGGCTCCTGCTTCAATAAACACTTCTACAGAAACTACAGAAACTACAGAAACTACAGAAACTACAGAAACTACTGGCACTACAGAAACTACTGGCACTACAGAAACTACTGGCACTACTGGCACTACAGGAACCACAGGAACCACAGGAACCACAGGAACCACTGGTACAACAGGTACAACTGGAACTACGGGTACCACAGGTACTACAGGTACAACTGGAACTACGGGTACCACAGGTACTACAGGCACTACCGGTACTACAGGCACTACAGGTACTACAGGCACTACAGGTACTACAGGCACTACAGGTACTACGGGTACTACGGGTACTACTGGGACTACTGGTACAACTGGTACTACTGGTACAACTGGTACAGGCACAGGTCCCGGCGAAGGCATTGGTGACGGAGAAGAAACTGGTGAGGGCGAAGGTGTCGGAGAAGGTGAAGGCGAAGGCGAAGGAACCGGAGAAGGCGTAGGCGAAGGCAGCGGTACTGGTGAAGGCGTAGGCGAAGGCGATGGAACTGGGGAAGGAGACGGTGAAGGAGAAGGTACTGGAGACGGTACTGGAGGAGGCACCGGGACAGGCACTGCTAAACCTTCAGGAGGCTTTAGACCACAAGGAGGACTTGGTGGTGGATACATGGGCGGCTTAAGCTATGAGTTGCCACAGTTTGTAGGAGTACAGTACCAGCCTAAAGACTACACTGTTGAGTTGGACCGTATTATTAACGAAAGTTTGTTTAAAGGGATGATCTAATGACTTACAAAGATCTAGTCAACAATGTACTTAGGAGGCTTAGGGAAACAGAAGTTTCTTCTGTGCAAACCAATTCCTACAGTAAGCTCGTAGGTGACCTTGTGAATGACGCAAAGGACCTTGTGGAAAACTCATGGGACTGGTCTGCACTTAGGACTACACTTACGATTACTACTACGGCTGACGTCTTCAATTACTCCTTGACTGGCAGCCAGAATAACATCAAGGAACTAAACGTGTTAAACGACACGTCTAACTTCGTGATGCACTACCAGACTAACAACTGGTTTGACTCACAGTTCCTGTTGTCAGCACCGGAAACAGGGTCACCAATGTACTACACGTACAACGGTGTTGACTCTGACGGTGACACTTTGATCGACATTTACCCAAAGCCTGACGGAGTTTATTCCTTACGTTTTAACTGTGCGTTACGTAATCCTGACTTGAGTGCAGACACTGACAAGCTGAAGATACCGGCGATGCCAGTAATGCACCTTGCTGTAGCCTTTGCTGCTCGTGAGCGTGGAGAAACTGGTGGTACTTCGACGCAAGAGTACTTCGCTATGGCTAACAAGTACCTGTCAGACGCTATTGCACAGGACGCTGGTAGACACCCAGAAGAAACTATCTTCTACACGCCTTAAGGTACACACTATATGGCACAAGAACTAAAAAGTATTAATCTTGTAGCTCCGGGCTTCAAGGGTATCAACACTGAGGACTCACCGTTGTCTCAGGACCCTTCTTTTGCTGAGACTGCTGACAATGCAGTGATTGACAAAAGAGGGCGTATAGCAGCACGTAAGGGTCACAACGTAACGACTACTGACAAGACGGAGTTAGGTAGTGACAACCTGAGTGCTATTAAGGAGTTCAGAGACGCTAACGGCAACACTAAGATCTTCTCCGTGGGCAACAACAAGATACTCAGTGGTACAACCACGTTGGCTGACGAGACTCCGGGTAGCTACACAATCACTGCTGACGACTGGAAGATGGTCAACTTTAACGACAGTATCTACTTTTTTCAGCGTGGGTTTGAACCTCTGATATACAACGTAACTGCTTCAGGCAGCCCCGGAGGTGCTAATAGTAACGTAGTGACACTAAGCTCTGTCAACAGTTCAGCAGGTGTTGCTTCAACGATGTACGGTAATGAAGTCTTAGCGGCTTACGGTAGACTCTGGACTGCCGACTTCGCTACAGACAAGTCAACTGTTTATTGGTCTGACCTTTTGATAGGACATGACTGGTCCGGTGGAACCTCTGGGTCCATCGACATAGCTAAAGTATGGCCTGATGGTTTTGACGAGATTGTTGCACTGGCTGCACATAACAATCTTTTGATTATCTTCGGCAAGCGTAGTATTGTAGTTTACTCAGGTGCTGACGCTCCTGCTACTATGGCTTTGTCCGACACTATTTCCGGTGTTGGCTGCGTAGGCAGAGACACGGTACAGTACACTGGTGTAGACGTAATTTTTCTTTCTCAGTCTGGCTTAAAAAGCTTCGGAAGAACGATACAAGAAAAATCCATGCCAATAAGCAGTTTGTCCGGGACGATTACCACGGACATCATACAGTTAATTAATGAAGCAAACGAAGTTTACAAGTCTGTGTATTACCCAGAAGCAAACTTCTACCTACTAACTTTTACAAACCAAAACATGACTTATTGTTTTGACATTAGAGGAACTTTAGAAAACGGGTCATACAGAGTTACACGCTGGCCCGGAACTAGTTTCACTTGTTATGAACGCAAGGACAGTGGAGACTTACTCATAGGAAGCGCACAGGGCATAGGGCAGTACACGGGTTTCCAAGACAACGGTAGTTCCTACAGTTTTACGTACTTCAGCCCTGAGTTGTCCTTTGGCGATCCTTCTAAACTTAAGTTTCTCAAGAAGATTAGACCGACGATAGTAGGTGGTAGTGGGCTTGATGTACTACTAAAGTGGGACTACGACTTTGGTTCTTCGTACAACACAAGTGTTATCACGTTGAAGGACCAAGCAAAAGCAGAGTTTGGCATAGACGAGTACACCGTAGGTCAGTATTCTGACGGTATCTTGACGTCTAAAGACGCTGTAAACACTAACGGCAGTGGAGGAACCTTGAGCATAGGCATGGAAACAAGCATCAATGGTAACGAACTGTCAATACAAGAAATCAATGTACTTGCACTAGTAGGTAAAACAATATGAGTAATTATACTAAAGTAACGGACTTTGCTGCAAAGGACACTTTGTCTGCAGGTGACCCTAACAAGGTTGTTCAGGGAACTGAGTTTGAAACTGAGTTTGACAACATTGCAACCGCAATAGCTACAAAGGCAGATACTGCTGGACCTACGTTCACAGGGACTGTCACGATACCGGCCCTGACTTTCACAGGTACGTTGTCAACGGGAACGATTAGCGGAGGAACCTACTAATGACTTTGGAAGATATTACAGACTTTTTAAAAAATCTTGGAGGCGAAGGGTCTTCTCCGCTTAACACCGCTGCTGCTTTAGGTTTAGGAACTGCTGGTTTAGGGTTCGCTACAGATGCTTATAGCGATGTAGGAAAGATTGGAGAACGTGCTTTTGAAGGATTAGCAGGAGAAGAAGGTTTAGCTCAAGAACTCCGTGGTATGTTGGAGTTTCAGCCGTACACTGTGACTTCTGCTACTGGAGGTCAGTTTGGCATGACACGAGATCCTGATACGGGTCAGATGACTTACCAACTAGCTACTTCTCCTGAAGAACAAGCCATGCAACAAACTTTGTTTGGTGGTGCAAGCCAGTTAGCACAACAAGCCGCTGCCCCTTATGATCCTAGATACGAAGAACTAGCTGAACAAGCATACGGTGGTGTTGGTGGTTTGCTTACGCAAGCACAGCAAGCTGCTATGGATGCTGGGGCAATGGACAGAGCAGCTAGAGAAGAACAAGTCTACGGACAGCTTAGGGCTTTACAGTCTCCTGAAGAAGAACGTCAGCGTTTAGCTTTAGAACAGCGTTTAGCGGCCCAAGGACGTTCAGGTGTACGTACGGCTCAATTTGGGGGTACTCCTGAGCAGCTCGCAAGAGCTAAAGCTCAAGCAGAGGCTCAAAACCAAGCGTCTCTTATGGCTATGCAGCAGTCAGGCGCTGAACAACAATTAGCTCTTCAAAGGGCTGCTAATTTACAAGGTCTTGCTTCCGGTATGTTTGGTATGGGAACTCAAGCCAGAATGACTCCTAGACAGTTGCAGGGAGTAGATCTACAAAATATGTCAGGGATGATGGCTGCTGGTTACGTACCACAGGCACAGTTGCTTGGCGCATTGCAGCCGGGTATGACTGCTGCAGAACAAAGAAGACAAGCTATATCACAACAGGCAGGAACTTATGGTCAGACCTATACTTCAGGTTTAGAAGCACTGCTACAAGCTGGCTTGGGACAAGCTAACATTGCTGGAGGTGTCGGCGGCAGAATCGCTAGTGCAGCACTTGGTGGCTTGTTTAGTTAATAAGGAGAACACATAATGGCTACATTTTCACAAGGATTTTTGTCCAGCTTAGGTAGACCTGCAATGACTCAGAGCTTGTTTGATTTAGGTTCTACTATTGGTGGTCTTCCGGGTCAGCGTAAGCAGCAGCAGCAAAGACAAGAAGAAGCAGGGATGCTTCTTGGGTTGACTCCGGGTAGTGTTGAGTACAATCAAGCAATGGCAAAGATTGCACAACAACGTGGAGAGCTTGAAAAAGCTGCTCTGTTTGGTACTACAGCAAGAAAACAAGAGATTGAAGACAAACAACGAGAAACCACCCTGCAATCTCAAACAGCCGTTGCTAACCTGTTAATGACTGACTTGACCCAAATGATGAACAATCAGCAGCTAACTGAGGCTCAGAGAACTAAAGCAGGAAACTTACTAAGGATAGCTGCTGTTCAGGGAGAACGTGCTGCTGCAATTACCCCTCAAGTAAACGAACTCAAAAAAGAAATCGAAGGGGACAAGCTCTCTTTAAGAGAGACTGCTACTCTTACTAAAGACTTTACTGGAGAATCTATAGTAAAGTTTCAGAAAACACGTAATCCAAATGATTTACGGCCATATGAACCTGAAGAACAAGAGGAAGCTTCAGAGTTCACCAAACTTGTTAGACTTAGTGGTTTTTCAGATGATTCTCCAGAGTCTCAACAGTTACATAAAGCCAGAGCAGAAAGTTTATCTAAGTTTAACGTACAAACATTAGGGCCAGTGGCGCAGCTCGCGGAACTTAGGGACGCTATAAATAAAACTCCTGCAGCTAAAGAAAGCCAACAATCTATCTATCAAGCACAAAAAGCAATAGCTACTCTTAATAGTGTTAGAGAAAGGATGGCTAAAGGAGAACCTGTTGCTGAACAAATAAGAGTCATAGAACGAACTGTGTCAGAACTTTATAACTCAGACTCAAGAGCAGCCTCAGAAATCGACAGGTTTTTACGAGGTAAAGGAATACAGAGAGCTTCTATAGACTGGGTGTCAAGTGTCTTAAGTGGAGAAAGTTCCATAGAAACTTTAGACCTTTACCAAGATATGGCAAAAACAGTAGAGGCTTTTTCTAAAAACCAAGTAAAAAAAATAGCTAATCCTTTTATAGAACTCTATCAAGACTCTTCAGACCCAGAAGTTATTAAACAACTTAATAAAATATACTACATCGATGAACCCTCTAAAACGTCTATTGAACAAACTTCAGAACCTTCTGGAATTAGTGTAGATGTTGTCAATAAATATTTAATAGAAGCAGGCGCAGAAGAAACTAATGACTTACCTCCTTCTCTTCGTTTTCGTTAATTAAGGACCTACATAATGACTGAGTTATTTAGCAGAGAACAACTTTTGTCTGGTCTTAAAAAAGCACATGCTGCTCAAGACACAGAAGCTATGCAGCAGCTTACGGCTGAACTGCAGCGTATGGATAATGAAGGCGTGGTTGTTCATAACCCTTCACAATCTCCTACAAAAGCTGTTACAGAAGAAGGTTTTTATACAGATCAGCTTAAAAGTGGTGCTGGTGATTTTGTTTTTGGGCTATTACCCGATAGTTTATTTGGTGTTGATGGTTTAGATAAAAAATATTTTAATGAAGATACAGGAGAATACAACTACGACTTATACGACTCAGACCTCGCTATAGCAAAAAATCAAGCTAAAAGAGAGTTTTTTGATTATAAAGGTATAAAACCCAAAAGCAATCTTGAAAGATATGTTGGGGCAGGAATACGAGGAACTGTTTCTGAAGGACCTCTTGCTTTTATAGGAGCTAGAGGTGTTCCCAGTGCTGCTGTTGAGTTGGCACACACATTTGCTGCTACAACTGCGGGAGTAGTAGGTGGAGACACTGCTGCGGAAGTTGCAAAAAACTTAGGAGCAGACGAAGGTACGCAAAACGCTTTCAGAGCCGCAGGAGGGATAGTAGCTGGAACTGGAACAGGTTTCGCTAGAACTCCGTTTACTTTAGGCACAAAATCTGCCAGTAAAGGATTAGCAGAAAGAAAAAAAATTGTAGAGTCTGCAGACAAAGCATCAGACTTTTTAGCAAAAAGCGACCTTGACGGTATAATTCAAAACGCCACTGCGGCTCAGCCTGATCTTGATTTAGTCATTAATAGAGTAGTAGAGCTACAAGACAAAGTTCCGGGCTTAGTCGTTCCTCCTGCAGCCGCATTGGCTTCAAACCCTATTGTAATTAAAAACATGGACCGACTTCTACGAACTAAGCCTGAGTTTTTAGCAGACATGAGAAAAAGCGTTACTGACGCTGCTACTGCTATCCAAAAACGCAAAGAACAGAAGTTTGGCCCTGCTGGTGAAGTTTTAGATTTAAAGCTAAAGAGAGCAATAGCTAACGATTCTGGCGTTCGTTTAAATAATGCTAATAAAAAAATAGCTGCCATAGACAAACAGATAGATACGAGAGCTAGACAACTAGAGTCTAAAAACGACCCTTTTGCCGTGGGAGAGTCTGTCAGAAACTTAATGAAAGCTCAAGAAGAGGCGGTCAGGCAAAAACTAGGGCCTCGTTATGAACAGATTTTACGAAGAGCAGAAGCTGACGGAGTAGAGCTACCAACGTCTAGTGTTAGGAACATTTATAATGCTGTTAGAGTACAGAAGTTAGAAGATCTTTTTGGGGTAGAGCCTGCTCTTTCTAAAAACATTAGAAGCAACTGGTTCCCTAAAAAAGAAGTTTTTGAAAGCCCTGTTTTGCTTGCCGGAGGAGTAAAACAAAAACCTAAAGTTATTGAAACATTTAAACCTGCTTCAGTAAGAGATTTAGACTCTTTAAAAAGAAACTTAAACTCTGCAATAAGAAAAACTAAAGATGCTGATTCTAAGACCAAACTTTATGGTTTAAAAACCCAGCTTCAAAAAGAGATAAACACATTGCCTGAAAGTTTTTCTAAGGCTTATAGAGACGTGGATAGTCAATTCTATAAAGAATTAGGAATACCTAGAGATAAAGAAGGTTTAAAACAACTAGACGCTGCTCGTTTTGCTACAAACGCAGGGACTTGGCTGGCTAAACCAGAACAAGCAAGAGATTTCTTGTCTTTTGTAGGTGACGCAGGAGTTCCTATCGTAAGGGACGCTGTTCTTCTTAAGATGGAAAATGCAAGAGTCTTTGAAAACGGTGTTTTTGATGGTAGAAAGTTTGATAGATTTTTACGACAGAATGAAAGACTGATTAATACAGTCCCTAATTTAAGAAGAGAATTAGAATCACAAGGTTCTGGTATTTTAGATATGATGGATTTAAGGGCTAGACTGGATAATGATTTTAATATTAAATCTAGGGAACTAACTGAGGGTTTTATACAAGGTATAGAAAATCGTCGATTTTCAGCCGTTATAGACGACATTCTTCAAAAACCAAAAGTAAGTTTTAAGTATCTTGACGATGTAAAAAACTTTAGCCCAGAAACATCAAAAATGTTAAAACAAGGTGTCAGAGCAGGTTTGTTAGAAAAAGCTGTGAAGTCCGACAAATCAATGCTAGAGTTTATTGCTGATAACGCAAACACATTTAATCAATGGTTTGGGCCTCGTTACATGCAAGATGTTAAAGATTTAAGCGAAGCTTCTGATCTTTTAAATAGAATTAATTTAGAGGCTCGTTTTGCTATTGACATGAAAAATGAAGACGCTATGAAAGCAGCTACAAGACTGTCTGCTCCTGAGTGGGTGTCTTTGATACGCGACCGTATAACAAGCCTCACTACAAAAGTTGCAATAGCTAGTTCAAAAATAACCACAAGACAGGCTGAGGCTAAAAGAGACAGTAGTTTAATGCAAATGCTTCTTAACCCTGAGAAACTTGCTCAAGTTAAAAAAGCTGCAGAAGCTAGTAAAGCTAAAAAACAACTAAATGTAAAAGAAAGTAGAGACTACGTTTTAAATCTTATAGGTCTCATATCAACTAAATCAGCTTACTTCGGAGAAACAGGGGCTGAAACTTTTGAAACTTTAGAACAAGAATTTGCAGTAAACCAGTAGTAAAACAAAAAGGGGCCACTTAAGGCCCCTTCAGTTTCACTCTAGATCTCGCAACTGTTGCCAACACAGGCCAACTGTTGTGATCCTTCGGTCATGTCTGTTTCCTCAACGATGTCCCACTCGATAGTCTTTGGAAACTCCTTGACTAGCTTCTGGTACGTCTCCAGATCCACAGGCTCATAAGGTGCTTGCTGGTACGTGTGTTCTGAGTAAGGTAGGAAGCTGATGCCACTAACCTTGTCGAACTTGTTGTACAACCACTGACCCACCTCTAGGAACTCGTCGTCTCTGTAGTAGCAAGTCATGGAAGGCTTGTGTTCACACCAGTAGTCCTGATACAGCTCCCACAGACACAACTGCTCCATGGCACCCATGTCAGTCGCTACTACAGCCTTCTTAGGAGACTTTATGGGGAACGAGAAGACCTTAGTAGTAGGAGAAGTCACGTCTATCTCCACAGGCACTCCAGCAGCCTCTAAGACAGCACACAAGGGATCTCGTGCGTCTGCTCTTACTCGTCGTACGTACTGCTCCGCGTATCTAGGGTGTATGCCAGACGCGCTATCCACCAACTGAGACACAGTACCGGAAGGCTTAACAGCAGTAATGGCAGTGCTAACATTGATGCCAAGGCGTACAGCCCATGTACGATTAGTCTTAATAGCTTCCTTCTTAAGCTCCGTGAGCCACTCCTGTAGTTCTGCACGACTCTTTCTCCCTGACATAACTGGATGATCCATGATGCCTGTCAGTGACACGCCCAAGAGTGCTTCCTCTTCAGTATTGTCCTTCCAGATCTTACGCAAGTACCTGAAGTCAGTCAGAGTCGCCTGTAGCGTCCCTAGGATGGCTGCAGACCTTACCTTCGTACGTAACGTGTCCAGTGTGTCCTCTGCTCTGACTACTACTTCAGACAGGTTACAGAACTGGTACGGACGTAGGATAAT